GAGATAAGTTCTAACGTACAAGAAGAAGAACAACCACAAGAAGAACCTGAGATGTCAGAAGACACAATGGTTGAAGAGAAACCTAAAGGTTTGATGGCGAGGTAGACTATGGGATTTTTTGGTAAAGTTGCACTAGGGTCTGCTCTTGGTGGTCTTGCAAAAGACATGAAAGAGAACAGAGAGTATGCAAGAGATAAATCCGAAAGGATTCAAGACTACTTGTACCAACGTGGCCTAGAGAGAAGACAAAAAGTACAAGAGAAAAGAAACGAGATGCAAGCTGCTGTAGACTTCCTTGAGAGAGAAGGTCTTGAAGTAGATAAGATTAAAGCCTTGTTGGCTGAAAACCCTATGGAGCTTCTGAACCTTGCTGTCGTAGCAAAAGACTTTAAGAATAAAGCAGGTAACCTTACTCCTACTATTCTTAACCAGGCTGTAACAGTAGGCCAAGGGTTTGATGGTGTAGAAGCTACAGCCTCAGAACTTATTGCTGCTGCTATGCCTGACTTTGTTGAAGGTGCAGATCTTAAGAAACCAAAAGATGAAAGAACAATCTTGCAGAAGTTCTTCAGAGGTGCAACCAACGAAGAGATTATGTATGATGCTTACTCTCAAGACATCCTTGGTGGCGAGGCTACTGGTGCAGACATTGCAGCAAGTATCAATGCTCCTATCATCAAGAGAGGAACAGGGTCTAGTGTTTCAACTAGCTATGTTGGGCTAGGGAAAATGGACATTGCTGATATATCTGGTGGTCAGAGGGTTATTAGAGATCAGTATGATGAATTAGCTCAAATACGTCTTGATGAACTTAATGAGGAAGCAGGTAGGTTAGAGAGAGAGGGTGCTGGCCCTGAGGCTATACAAGCAAATTCAAGGAAGATTGAAGAACTAAAGAGAATACAAAAAATAGCAGACAATAAAGGACGACTTGAAGCACTTATGCAATTCTCTGAGATTGGTTTTGGAAAAGCACAGGAGTTCTATGCTCAGTTCCCTCAAGTGTTTAATGATCAGTTAATGTTTGTAGATCAAGATCTTATTCCTTACATCTCAGGTCAAGAGACTTTTGAGTATCCCCCTATACCCCCTGTAGAATAGTAGGTAAAAAGCATGGCTCAAGAATCCTTAATGGATACTCTCAGACAAGACGATAACTTTGAAATCATTTCAGAGTACATGAAAGATCGTTTTGGTATGACTGAACGTGAGTATACCAGAGATAATATTATTGATAGCTACGTAAATAACATGAGGAAGTTTAACTTTGGCAACTCCGTTACTACGGTACGTGAGTTGTCTCACCTCAATAGAGGCAGTGGAGCTACCCTAGAGAAAAGAAGAATGTTAGCTAACAAGGCTTACAATCTTTTTGATAGCTTGGGTGGTGCATTCAGTGAAGGTAGAACAGCAGGAGAAAAGCTTGATGCTGTAGCTGACTATGCTGGTGCTCTTATCCTTGATCCAGTCAACGTCCTAAGTCTTGGTGTTGGAAAGCTTGCTGCTAGAGGGAGTACTGAAGCAGCAAAAAGATTATTGATGGGGAGTGTCAATGAAGCCGTAGAAGCAACTTCTAAAACACTTGGTGTAAAATCTGCTACTAAAAAAGGTAGAGAGAAGATTGCACAAGAGGGAAGAAAAGCTCTTACTAAAGAGATGGCTAAAGCTGCCATCGAAGATTCTGCATATAAGGCTGCAATTAACAAAGCTTTTGCTACAGAGGTGATAGCATCTGCAGGTGTTGATACTGCTGCAGGTCTTGGTGTTGAAGCTGCCAGACAGAAAGCATTACAAAAAGCAGAAGTGATGGATGACTACGATCCTACTGCTTTCTTCTTTGCAGGTGCTGGTGGTGTTGCAGGAGGTGGTCTAGCCTACACACTAGGCAAGCTAAGGGGTACTTCTAAGTTACCTCTTTACTCTGAAATAATTGAGAGATCAGAAGCTACTGTAGCCAGAGCAAGACAAGCAGAAATGACTGAAGCTGAAAGAGTTTTTGACGTATCTAAAGCTATTGATGATATGGACAACAAAGTTGTTAAAGATGGTACTGCACGTCTTACTAACTTTGCAGAACAGTGGGCTGAAAGAGTTAGGGAAGGTTTAGATATACAACTTGCAAATAAAGAGTTTGACGAGGCTGTGTATGATGCAAACCATGACTATGAACTAGTAAGATACTTTTTATTTGGAGATGGTTCATCTGTTAAAGGTTTAAGAGATATCCTTTACGATGCAGGTGTTCAAAAATGGCAAAAAAGAGGACCAAACGATAGGTTAAACTTATATCTTGGTGAGGTATACGAAGCACTAGATGCAAGCACAAAGAAAAGTATTCAAGACTCTTTTGATAGTATCTTTGATAATGCAATTGAAGATGTTCATAAGGGACTATCTGTGGAAGACTTCTTAAAACTTCAAGCTTATAAAGCTAGTGGAGCAGGTAAACAGCTTGCTTTGTCTAGACAACTCAATCAATTAGATGAGATAGCAGGTGTACCATTTGAAGAATTAAACAATGTTCAAGCAGTAAATATAATTCTTGATCCTGTAAAAAAGAGTGTAGGTGATTACATAAAAGAAAACTCAATGAAGGTTCAGCAGAACTTTATTAAGTTTCTTGTTATGCACCCAGGTACAACAGCCCTCAACATCAAGGGTTGGATTCAAGCTTCAAGTATGCAGTCCTTCTCTGACATGATTCAGGCTGGTTTGTATGGTGGCACTGGTATCCTTAAACATCTTACAGGTGACAAGGCCAGTGCAGTTGCTTTTAGAAATAAGTCAAAGCAACTTGTTAATCTTCAAGCACAGAAGATGAAGAACTTAGTAGATCCATACACAACTTACGAAGCTGCTATGGATTACTTAACCTTCAGACCAGAAGCTCGTAATGAATTGTTTAGGTACATCATAGGTGGTGTAGAAGTAAACGATGTAATGAAAGAGCTTGACCTCATCCCTGGGGAAAAGATAACAGAGTCTGGTTTTGAAAAGCTAACTAGAAAACTACAAACTCTTTATGGTGTAAAGGCACAAGACTTCCTTACTAAAACACAAGAGTTTATGTATGCTGTTGATAAGGGTGTACGTCTAGAGTACGACATGTCATTCAATGAGTTCATGGCTCAAGACGATGTGTGGGAATACTTATCTGATCCAGCTTCAGATGCTTACAGAAAGTTTATGAAGATTGAAACTAAGGCTGTTGTTGATGCCTTAGACAATACCTTTTCTAGATCCTTCACCAACCCTGCACAAGCAAGGAAGGGTGACCCTGTTGCTCTATTTGCAGGGATCATAGAGGACACAAGAAAGATTCCTATAGTTGGTGCCATTGCACCATTCGGTCAGTTCTTTAATAACACCTTAGCTTTTGTAGCAAGACACTCAGGTACTACAATGTTGTACAGAAAGGTGGCAGGTATTGAGCAAGATCCATATGAAGGTTTTGCTAGAATGGCTGCTGGCTGGGGTGCTGCCGCCATAGTGACAATGAAAGAAAAGAAGAACCTAGAGGAAGGTCTTGCTTGGCATGAAGAAAGACAGTCTAATGGTCAGGTAGTAAGCAGACAATACGACTTCCCTTACAGCCATTTTAAACTCCTTGGAAGAGTAATGGCACACAGAATTAGGGACGGTGAGATACCTCAAGACTTATTAAAAATAGTTAAAGAGCAAGGTGTCCAAGGCTTCCTTAGAAACTTAGGTACACAGGAAAGAGTTCTTAGTGAACTATTAACAAACATCTTTGAGTTAGACGGTACAGCAGCAGGAGACAACGCCCTTAGATTAATGAATGAAGGGATAGCTATGTATGGTTCAGGCTTCACTAGGTTTGCTGATCCAGTCAACCAAGCACTAGCTTTTGCACAGGGTGAAGACTATGTTGTACTTGATAAGAAACAAGGTAACGAAGCATTCAACAACACCATCAGATATGTTGATCAAATATTTAACATGCTTGGTTCAAAAGCAATGGAAGAATATAATGAAGGAAGACAAGAGAAAGCAACAGCAACTCAGGAAAGCCCTGCAGGTGTTGATCTAGGTAGACTTGTAGGCTCTCGTGCTGTAGCTGCACCGACAACAATAGAGAAACTATTTAATGACATTGGAAGAAGTAACTGGAGGGATGGTATTGATAGTCTCCCTGAGGCAGAGAATGTTGTTAAAGATTATATCTTTCCCTACTTGGAGATGTGGGCTGACGTTACTATTGAAAGAGGATGGGAAGAGTTATCTCTTTCTGACAAAGAAGAAAGAGTAAGTCTTGCTCTTGAAGCAGCAAAGAAAGATGTAAAAAGAGTTTTGAAAAGATCTAAAACAGATGAACCTAGAAAGGCTGGATTGATCTATGATATTACACAAAAGACTACAAACAAAAGACTCAAAGAAATATTGGAAGCCTTTGATGTGAGAGAAGATAAACTGTGGGAGCTTGATCCTCCTCAGTTAAGTTTAATCTTAACCTTTATTGAAGGTGAATCCACCAGAAAGAAAACAAGAGAAGAAGAGTCTGGTATCAGAAGATAAAAGAAAACCACCAGGAATTAACTGGGGGTTTAGTTTAAGACGATTTATCTTTAGTCTTTTTGTAGTCAAGCATCAGACAGGAATAACAGAATGCTTGATCAACGATCTCGTCTGATCGTAAATACTTTCCAGATGCTAGTAACCCTGACAAGGCTGCACCTGCAAAGTAATCCCTAGATGGTATGTCTCCACTAGGAATTTCGGATTGAATAAACTCTTGGGCTTCTTGCTCAAGGGTTTTTTTATTTATGCTACTTCGACTAGTCTTTTTAGATACCATTGAGCTTTCTCCAAGTCCTGCACACCGTTCTTATATCGCCAACGGTGCAAGTACTTTGCTATGTTTCCTCGAAGGTAGCCTATAAACTCCTCCCTCGTAAGGAAGTCTTTGATGTAGTCAATGCATTCAATCTCACCTTGACCGTAGTGGCTTGGTCTTTGAACTGCATCAAACATATCTTCACACTCTGCACAAACTCCGTTGTCATCTAATAGATTATCACACTTACTACAGTAACTCATAATAAAATTAACTCTGCCTCTTGGTATGGTATGTGAAAGAAGGACTCACCCTTATAGATGTTACGTCCCTTTGCTACTCTGATTCTGTCCTCAGTCATAAGAATATCTTTGATTCTCCACACACGATCCATGTCTTTGCTAAAGATGTAGAAGTTGAGGACACCTTTATCGTTCTTGTACATTTCAACAAGACGTTTCTTCCTTGAGGGGATACGGATCTCAGCCCAGTTGGTAGGCCAGTCACCTGACCAAGCTAACTTAATCTCTACCTCGTTGAAATAAGTAAACCCATCTCTCATTGTGATCAGGTCTACGTTGTAATCTTCTTGGTTGTGTAAAACCTTATGTCCTTTTGTAACTAGATATTCTTCTAGCTTATCCCTACCAAGCTTGTCATACAGCTTGTAGTTCACAGGATTAAAAGGTTTCTTCACATACTTCACACCTGGTGCAATGTTTCTCATTTGCCTTGACCCCTATACGGTTTGGTTGCCCTACGTTTATGCTTGTTCATTGAACCTAACTTCATTGAAGATATTCTTTTTGACTGAGAGGTTTTCTTTTTAATACTCTGATGTGAGTTTGCTGATGAACCTACCAGTTGCACCTTAGCCATTTAGTTGTCTCCACTTTAGTTCATAGATAAGCATATTCTGCTCGTATTCGGACAGTATCATCCAATCCCTTATTTCGTCAAGTGTTCTTTTACACCCCACACAAAGACCATCTTCAATACGACAGACCTTTATGCAGGGTGAAGGGACAGTGCCCAGTTTCTTTCTACGTTGTCTATTCACACTGACGTAGACCAGTAGCAGGATCAAAGTAGCAAGCACCACCTTCATCCACGTAGTCCTGTGTCTCTTCTACTTCTTGCTCTTCGACTACATCCTCAGAGGTAGAAGCATTCAAGATACCGTAACGTTTACCTGCTGCACGGAAGGTTGTACAACCAGAAGCACCACCGTCATAGGCATCCATATACACCTGCTTGAACTCTTCCCAAGTTACTTCTTCACCTGTGTTACAGGTCTTAGAACAAGCTGAGTCAACAAAACGAGAAGCAACGTTCAATACTTTGACGTGATCAAACACTGACAGTTCGTCTGCAGTTTTACCCTTCACACCAAACACACGGTAGCCATAGTCTTCTACTCGTTCAACCTTGGGTCCATCGAAGGTTTGGATAGTTCTGTCGTAGTAATGGGAGAAGACTGGCTCAATGCCTGAGGATACGTTGTCGGCTGACAAGCTGATAGTTCCTGTTGGAGCAACCGAAAGAAGATGACTGTTACGGATACCACACTCACTAATGAGATTACGGATATCATCAGGAAGAGACTTAGCAAAATCAGATTCAAGATAAGCTTGAGTAAAGAGAGGAAATGGCCCCTTCTCCACAGCAAGCTCAACAGATGTACGATAAGCAACATTCCTAATCACCCCCATGA